CTTTTAATGAGGGAAGTTAATGGCTGCTCAAAGGGGTAGATTCTTTAGACCCAAACCAAAAGCACTACAGGGTACTATATATGATTCTATGACTGAAAAAAGATTACATGAAGGTTCATTAAGTACTTGCAATTTTCATACAGTTAAGATAGGCTACACAATAGAACATAAGTATGAACCTGATTTTATCGTTAATGTAGATAATAAAATTATATACATCGAAGTTAAAGGTTACTTTCAGGATAGAGCTGAGACTCAAAAGTATAATTGGATCAAGAAAGCACTTTCTGATGTAGAAGAACTTGTATTTGTGTTTGAGAAACCAGATAAACCAATGCACTTTCAAGCTAAGAGGAAAGATGGTTCTAAAATGACACACAGAGAATGGTGTGTTAAACAGGGTTTTAGAGTATTTAGTGAAGAAAATGCTGGACAAATAATAAAAGGGGGTGTATAGTGCAAATAGATGTTAGAGAAATAGGGGATAATATTACTATTGATACGATCAGTTTTGGTGATGATGAATATTTATCTTGTGATGACCTGGATAATGAAATCTTCACAGTACGATCAGAGGATAAGATTGTGAACATTTATTTAGACTCTATTGACAATATGATAGTAGCTTTACAAAAAGCTAAAGAATTGTGGGTATGAGTACTAAAAAAGAGTTCAGATGTTTTATGAAGACAGGTAAGGATGTTACTAGAGCTATAAACGTTGGAGGGGAAACTTTAGAAGAAGTTCTCCACTACGTTAAACATTACACCTCTGATTTAGAGGAGGCTTTAGGATGTAAATTAAAACAAAAATCCCCAGTTTTAGTGGAGATTATAGGAGGTAAGATTGCAAAATGAAATGGAAGGTTTAGTAGACAATTTGATAAATGTTTTTACTGATGAATTGTTTAATATTATAATGGGTCTTGACGAACAAACAGTTAAAACCTTGACTGCAAGACTTAATGATGCAATTAACCCAAAAGCGGTTAAAGCTGAAAGGAATTTTGACCCTGATTTAAAAGCTATCTACTACGAAGAATTCGAAGAGATATTTGGAGATTCAGGTGAAGAAGAAGCTACTGAAGAATTGATGTTCCTAATAGGAAGAGAAGATGAAGGTAGTGTTGAAAAACTCAAATATTTATCACTATGGTATAATATGAGAGTCAAGAAGGAATTATACTCCGGTGTAAAACCTTAAATCATTTAGAACAATGATAATGTGGTACTGCAAATAACCTAGTTAGGTGCATAGCAGTTTAAATACCCAATTAATCAGGAAATCTAATAGGAAAAACTAACAGGAAATTAAGAGGTATTATTAATGAGTGATTACAAAGCAAGTATTAAAAAAGCAAAGACACAACCCCCAGCGGCAGATAAAGCAGTAAAGTTTGTTCTGAGAGACGCTATGGTTATGTATGTTAAAAATCTAGGTTATGGTGGGCTTAAATTCGGTGAGAAAGCCGTTGACGGTAAACCTTGGATGAACCACCAATATGAATTGGATGTATTGATTACACCAGAGATTAAGAAAGTCCTAAAAGGTGCTCATAAAAAAGCTGGTATAAAAGAATTTACAGCTAAAGAATTTGAAGAAACTTTTAAGATTAAACCTCCATTCAAAGCAGATGAATATTTAGTAACTAAGTTCTACAAAGAAGCGTTTTACAAATCAGGCTCAAATGCTGGTGAAGCTGCTCCTCGTGTAGAATTTTTGTCTACTACTAAAGGTGAGAATCTTGAAAAAATTGGAATCGGTAACGGTTCTACTGCTAATATTATTTTCGGAGTTAAACAGTATAGTAATGATTTCGGAACTGGTACTTCGGTACGTCTAGGTTCTGTTCAAGTTACTGACCTGATTGAGTATGCTGTAGAATCTGATGATACTGATGAATTCGATTTTGATGAACCCGAAGATGCCTTTGAAACTGAAGCGTCTGGTGATGAATCAGATGGTGATTGGGAAGGTTAATAAGTAAACTAGTGAAGCCCTACAATCGCAAGGTTGTGGGGTTTTATTCTCTAAATGGAGGGGGTAATGAAGGATTATATAATTAACACTAGAGGACATAAGTGGATAATTGGTGAATATTATGGTGAAGTAGATATATTCGCTTTTGATCATGACATCCATAATGGCCCTATGTGTTCCAAATGCGGTTATTCTTTCTGCCACCATTGCAACGAAGGCCCACTAAAAGATTGCCCTAGTAATTAAGAATAAATTTAAGGTAATAAAATGGATAGAATATACTCACCAGAGTATTGCTACGCGGATATTGACCCAGTAGTATACAGAGCTGGATTCTCAGCACAAAAAACTAAGTACTTCTTTAAAGATGATAAAGGTGAAATAGTTAGTTCGATATTTACTTCTGCTTCAAAAGCAAAAGAGTGGATTAAAGACCTTGAAGAGTTTGGGGAGGACGTAGAAGGTTATCACCGAGAAAGCTTTGTTGAATACTTAACAGAGTCACAAGCACTTAAGAAGTTTGATGACATTATAAGAGAATACAGAAAGAAAGTAGGTAAGAGTGTTAAACATTTCAAAGGGTATTTAACTCCTTCAGGTGATAAGCACAAATCTATTAAAGGTATTGAAGATGAATACCAACTACAAAGAGCAGGAACAGATAAACCAAAGCACCATGACGCAATTAAAGCATATGCTGCATCTAAGGATTTTATCATTGTAAGCCCTCAAGGTTTTGAAGCTGATGAATTACTTATCTACAATGCAGAAAAGAAAGGTGAAAATGCAGTTGTTATCAGTATTGATAAAGATATGTGTACTGCTGAAGAAACTTGGGTACTGCACCTACAGAAAGATGGGTCTGGGGAACCAGTGTGGAATACTTCACTAGGTCACTTAGAACTGTACGAAGGTGGTTCAGAAATTAAAGGAATAGGTGGTGGATTTAAGTTCTTAGCTTATCAAGCTATCTGTGGTGATAGAAGTGATCACTATTTCGGATGTAAAGGTGTAGGTGCTAAAACAGCAGTTAAGATTATCAAAGATTGCGAAGACCGCTCAGAGATCATAGAAGCTTGTTTAAAGCATTATGAGAAGGTTTACGGTGAATCACACAAGTATACGTCTTGGGACGGTCAGAAGCTAGAAAAGACACCCTTAGAGATGCTTCAGATGCACTTTGAAATGCCTTATATGCAAAGAGGCCCAAAAGATAGTGGAATTGATATTAATAAACATCTTTGACTATATGGAGGATTAAGTTGAGAAAACAAACCCTAGAGTCTGGGGTGCTGATTGAAAAAGACTTTGCATGTATTAGAGATGATTGTGGAAGCTCAGATGCTGCAACATTATGGGAGCATAGTGATGGTAGAGTTAATTACCATTGTTTCTCCTGTAATCATAAAATTTACTCAGTAGACCGAGATACGTTAGAAATAAAACCAACAGAAGGTTATGTGGAGGAAGAGATCAATATGGAGGATGTAGATGTAATCACTAAGGACTTTACTAGTGATAGTTTAGAAGCTAGAAAGATTAAAAAAGAAATTACAGAATTATATGAAGTTAAAGTTGGATATGATTCGAACGGAAAACAAGATGCACATTTATACCCAACTAAAAAAGAAGGTAAGATTGTTGGTTATTCTAAAAGAGAAACATTCCAAGAGTGGGATAAAAAGGTAAAAACACACCCAGAACTTTTAGGAGTAATGAAAAAATTCTCCACAACTGGGTACGCTAAAATAGATGTAGAATTATTTGGACAAAGTTTATTCCCAGTTACTAAAGGTTCTAATGGTTTTAAAACCAGAGTGTTCCTTACTACTGGACAAGAAGATGCTTTAGCTGGTGCTGCTATGATCTTACAAAAAGGTAAGAAACTTGCTCATTATCCTTTTGTATCTGTTATTGGTGGTGACGAAGGTGGACTTAAAAACCTTAAAGTTAACTTAGCTTATATATCTGGTTTTGACGAGATTTATATTTGTGCAGATAACGATTCATCTGGTAAGCAATTCGAACAAGAAGCTTGTAAAATATTACCAGTTGGTAAAGTTAGGGTTGTTAGTTTTAATAAAAAGTTTGGTAAAGATTTAAGCGATCTATGGAATAAAAATACTCAAGGTGAACGTGACTATGGTTGTGAAATCTTTTGGTCTAGTATTTGGAACGCTGAATCATATAGTCCAGCAGGTATTAAATCTTTATCTCAAGGTTGGGATGATTATATCCACAGAGGGGAAGACCCACTAATTCCTTTTCCAGATAGCTTTGGTAGGATGAATGAGTTAACTTGTGGTGGTTACGGAGCTGATGGTGAGATTATTAATATTGCTGCTCCATCTTCAGTAGGTAAATCCTCCTTTACTAAGGAAATGATTTATACAGCTTTATCAGAGACTGATAGAAATATTGGAGTTATTTCTCTAGAAGAAACATTACCAGAATTCTTAGAGGGTATGTTAAGTATTCATATGAGTGTTCAATTGAATGAGATACCTTTTGATGAAAGAGATAGAGGACTAGAACGTTCTAAGTTTGATGAACTATTGAAGATCAATAACGAAGGTGGTGTAGATAGGATTCACTTTTTAGATGATCCAGGTGCATGTAAAGATGAAGATGATTTATGGGAGAAAGTAGACTTCTTGATTAAAGGTCTAGATTGTACTATGATTATTCTTGACCCAGTTACATTAGCTCTTTCGTTGGGACTAGATGAAGATGAATATAATGCTACTCTAGTTAAGAAAGTTAAAAGGCATAAACTAGCTTGGGTTAATGTACATCATGTAAGAAAATCAGGTGGTGGTGGTACAGCTAATTCTGAAGGTGGTGAACTTGCAGAAGAAGATATTAAAGGTTCTGGTTCTCACTTCCAAACTGGTATGATCAACTTGATACTAACAAGGAATAAGGTTCACGAACATGAAGTAATAAGAAATACAACAAAACTGAAATTATCTAAATGTAGAAGGCATGGTAAGAACACTGGTATAGCTGGTTATACTTATTATGATGGTACTACAGGAAGATTAGTGTTAGGTGTAGACCCAAATGATATTCTTGACCTTGAAGGAGATAGTTCAGAATCAGAGTGGGAAGAAGAGGGACAAAAATAATAGTTGACTTAGAACTGGAAGTGTCTTAGGATGCTTTCAGTTTATTTTTATAGAAAAACAATTAATAAAGGGGGAATAATAATGATTAAAATTGTAATGAATGGAGTTTCTTCAGAAGTTGAATATTTCGTGTTTTCTGGTGGAGAAGTTCAGACAAAAATCAACCAAAGTTCTACATACTTACTACCTGATTACATTAGAATTGATGCTAAATTACAAAACTCTGACGATGTTATGGCATTGCTTCAGGTTAATGAGATTCTAAAAAGAAGTCACCCAAATATTGAGATTTACTTAGATATGCACTATGCTCCATATGCTAGACAGGATAGAGTTTGTGCTATTGGAGAGTCCCTATCTTGTAAGGTTTTTGCTAACTTGATCAACTCTTGTAACTTTTCTAGAGTTTATGTATCAGATTGTCACAGTGATGTGTTACCAGCTCTACTAAATAACTGCCATAATATTCCACTAAGTGTTATACTTGTACGGAGCCATCTTAGTAGTGTTCTACACTCTAAATCAGGGTTTATTATTTCACCTGATGCAGGAGCTAATAAAAAGGTCTTTGATGTTTGTAAGTTATATACTAATCAGGTTTTTGTTAGAGCAGATAAAACTCGTGATGCAGCTACAGGTAAGATTACTGGTACAGAAGTGTTTCACGATGATTTTGAAGGTAAACCCTGTTATATACTTGACGACATCTGTGATGGAGGTTATACTTTTGTTAAGTTAGCTGAAAAGCTTAAAGAAAAGAATGCTGGTAAGATTACTTTGTTTGTAACTCATGGTATCTTCTCTAAAGGTTTAGAAGTATTTGACGGTTTAATTGATCAAGTGTGGACAACAGACTCTTTTGAGAGTAATGTATCACACAAGAATTTAGTTACAGTTCCACTTTAGGGGGTTAGTTATGGAGGAGTACTATAAAATTAACAAAAATGGTATATCATATTATATTAGAGAAGCTGTTTATGATAATTTTAAAGTAAGCAAGGATTCTCCTCAACTAGAATTAGTTAAGTGTAGTGATTTTATACTGAACACAAAATCTAATACAATAATAAAGTGTAGATTTGATATATCGGATATTCTTGAAAACTTAGTAAAGGAGGTTATAGAATGACTTTAAAATATAAAGTAGGTTGTTTGATTGAGGCAACAATTAAACTTGATGTAGATGTTCTTATGCACCAATGTAATTGTTTTAATGCAATGGGAGCTGGTATCGCACCATTAATTGCTAAAGCTTTTCCAGAGGCTGAAGAAGCTGATAATGAGACAGTTGCAGGGGATATAGAAAAGTTAGGTAGTTATTCTTCGGGATATAATGAAGTATATGTGGTGGATATTGTAAACTTGTACGGTCAATTCACTACAAGTAGAGTAGAACAATCTACAAATTATGAAGCTTTGAGAAAAGCTATTCGAAGTTATGTACAATCTGGTGAGTTAGATGTATGGGGAGTAGATGCTAGTATTGGTTTACCTAAAATTGGTGCTGGACTTGGTGGTGGAGATTGGAGTATAATCTCTCAAATCATTGAGGAAGAACTTAAAGGGTACAGTGTAATAATTTATGTATTAAATGAAAGCGAGATTCCAAAAGGAGGAAACGAAGTATGAATGAAGTAACAACGTATCTAGATTTTTATAAAACATTTCACCACAAAGCATATAAGCCTGGGGTTACTGAGGTATATAGTAATTTTACAGCTCGTCATGGAGGCCACAGTAACATTGATGGGGGAAAGACTTGTTTAGTTGCAGGACTACAAGCATTCATTCATAAGATTATTGATAAAGAATGGGGAATGTTCTTTGATGCTGTAACAGCAGATGAAGCTGTAGAGCTTTATGAAACTATCGTATCACATGGTTTAGGTCGTCCAGAAACAGCTAACCATCTTCGGGATTTGTGGCAGTTAGGTTATCTCCCACTAGAGTTTCGTGGATTAAAAGAGGGTACAGAAGTTCCTTACGGTCTTCCACACTTCACTATTAAATCTACTCTCCCTGGTTTTGGTTGGTTAACTAATATGATTGAGACAGTATTAAGTTCTGAGGTATGGCCTGTACATACATCACTAACTACAGCAGCGCAATACTATAAAGTGTTTCAAGAGTTTGCTGTTAAAACTGGTTTTCCAGAAGAATTTGTTAAGTACCAAGGACACGACTTTAGTTTCCGAGGTATGATGGGTGTTGAAGCAGCTAAACTATCTGGAATGGGACACCTTATGAGTGGTTTTGTAGGGTCTGATACAATCCCTGCTGCAATTGCACTACACAACTATTACGGAGCTGATATCAGCCCTGAGAACCCTTGTGCGACTATTGCAAGTGTTGATGCAACAGAACATAGTGTTCAATGTAGTTTCCAAGAAGATGATGAAGCTTATCTTGATCACTGTATGGATGTAGCTAGTCCTGAAGGTATCCTTAGTATTGTATCTGATGGTTATGACTTCTGGAAGTTAGTTACAGAGTTCATTCCAGCTCGTAAAGATAAGATTATGAATCGTGATGGTAAGGTTGTAATTCGCCCTGATAGTGGTGATCCTGCGGATATTCTATGTGGAACACAAACAATTAGTGTACCTTCTGATGTTGAAGATTGGAAAGATTGGGTTGCCGCTGTCATAAATGATATCTTTGATGATAACCTAGACCCACTTGAACCACATGAGTCTGAAACTGAGTTATTTACGTATTTGGGTAAACTTTACCAAGTAATTTATACTCCTGAACTTAATCGACACGATAAGACTTATTACTTTATAGATAACTGTGGTAGTGATATTAGCTATTGTGAATTCACTGAAGTTGAAATGACACCACAATGTAAAGGTCTTGTAGAATACTTATGGGATATCTTTGGTGGTACTGAAACTACTACAGGACACAAACTACTGGATCAACACATTGGTTGTATTTATGGTGATTCAATCACTCTAGAACGTCAACGTGATATCTTAGAGCGTCTTGAAGCTAAAGGGTTTAGTTCTGGTAATGTTGTACTTGGTATTGGATCATATACTTATCAGTACGTTACTCGTGATACTCATGGTAGTGCTGTTAAAGCAACTAACATTGTTATGAATGATAATGAGAACATTGCAATTTTCAAAGACCCTAAGACAGGAGATTCTACGAAGAAATCTGCTAAAGGTCTTTTGAATGTTGGCTCAGTACATGATCTATCCACTGGAATTACAGATTACTTCTTAGAGGATGAAGTCTCTATAGAGAAGGAACAATCACCTGATAACCTTCTAGAACGTGTATGGAAAGATGGTGCTTGGTATCGTGAGCAAACACTTGAAGAGATTCGTGAGATTGTTCAAAATACTTAAATAAAATGTTGACAGTGAAACCTGTACAGTGTATTCTGTACGGGTATTTCACATTTAGGAGAAAAATATGGAAGGTCAAGAATTAAACTTAGAAATGAATCCAGATCAACTAGTTCTTAATCGGATTAGAACACCAGATGGTACAATTTTAACATCTAAGTCCAGACACGACTATCAAATTCATATTGATGATAATGGATTAGAGTATATGGTTGATGGTGGACTAGATTATTTACGTAGAAACGTTCACAAAGACGCTCCTTATGAAGAGTTGTCTGTTACTCTTGGTGATGGGTTCAATAAAGTTCGTGAAGCATTGGAGTGGGGTTCTTTTGGTAAAGAAGGTCAGCATGACTTAATCTATAAACCAGTTTGTCAAATGTCAAATGCACATATTGATGCTATACTTGATAATAATCTTGGTGCTGATTTTGTAAGAGGTGTTCTCGAACACGAATGGTTGTATCGGGAAAAAAAACGATATTGTAATAGAGGATTAAATTATGACTGATACATGGGAAGTTACAGAGAATGATAGGAAGATGGCTAGAGAATCCATTGACACTCAGTTTAGAGTTTTGGGCGTTAAAGAGTTCCTAGAGTTGCAAGTAGAAGTTGTTGCAGCCCTACATGCACAAGCTAGGTTCCTTCAAAATGTTATCCATGAGAGGTTGGATAAGTGATTGTAGATTTTTCAAATAAAGAGTTAGTATTTGATACAGAAGCTAATAACTTACTTGATAAAGTGACGAAAATGTGGTGTATCTATATAATAGACTTAACAGATAAGAAGGGATATCTTTTCCATGATTTCCCTGAATATGATGGAGCTATTGTTACTGATGATGGAGTGGAATATGTTATTCCGGTGAGAACAGGGACGTTAGCAGAGGGAGCAAGATCGTTGTTCTCTGGTAAAAGAATTATTGCTCATAACATTATGGGTTATGATTTAATATTAATGAATATGTTCTTCCCTAAATTTAATATAGAGAAAGCATATCCAAAATGCCACGATACACTTATTCAATCTAAGGTTCAAAAGTTCGATAGAAGAGCTGTTAAAGGTTACAAAGGTATTCATGGTCTTGACCCTTGGGGTGGAAGACTCGGACACAATAAACCAAAAGTTGTTGATTGGTCTACGATTGATCCTTTCAAGCTTCATCGCTGTATAGTCGATGTTAATATTAACGTTGAAACCTTTGAAGCATTGGAGAAAGAACGTTTAGGTCTTCTTAAAAAGGGAATTGATTTCTCTGAGGGTGCTGAAATTGATAAGCTTTATAAATTAAACACTACTTATCAAGAAATTCATGGTGCAGCCTTTGCATCCGATAAAGCCAAAGCTTGTGTAAAGGAATTAGATTCTTTTATATTAAAACTTACTGATGAACTTGAACCTAATCTTCCACCAACAGTTAAGATTGTTTCTCAAAAATGTACTTGGAATGAAACAGCAGAAACTTTGGGTTGGGATTTAAATACTTTTAAAGCTTATTCAAAGCATCCAGAAGTTAAAGGGTACAAATATAAAGATGGAACAGTTTCTACTCCCTGTGAATACTTCAGTAATAGGGTTAAATATGAGCTTAGAGAGCGTTTAGGTGTAGTTAAGAGTTATCCCCTTAAGACTGCTGCAAAACCTACTACAAAGCTAACAGTGGCTAATGGGAACTATGGTAAGCATATTGCTGAGTTCTTTGATATAGAACCTGAAAGTTTTAAGACAACAAGGTTAGTAGCTGGCCCATTTAGTAAAGTAGGGTTTACTCCCTCTAAAATGTCTCAGCATGAAGTTGTAAAAAACTTCTTACTTAAGTATTGTGGTTGGGTTCCTACTGAATATAACTACAAGAAAGATAAGGATGGAAGGTTAGAACGTGATGATAATTATAAGCTGATTGAAACTTCACCAAAACTTACTGAAGATAGCTTCAAAAGTATTAAAGGTGGTATTGGTGTAAAGATTGCAGAGTATAATACTTACAGTCACAGAAGACGTTTCCTAGAGAATGAAAAGGATGATGAAAAGGGTTTACTTAACCTTATGAAACCAGATGGTAGGATTCCTTGTGGAGTTAATGTCTTTGGTACAGCAACTGGTCGAAGTAGTCAATTCGGTTGGGTTAATGCACCTGGAGGTAAAGCTCTCTATGGAGATAAGATTAGGAGCTTGATAGTTGCACCAAAAGGTCGTATACTTGTTGCTTCTGATATGAAGTCTGCTCAGTTGAGTATTGCGGGTTATTATGCTAGGAACAAAGCTTATCTAGATGCAGTATTAGAAGGTCAAGAATTCAAACTGGATGAACATGGTCAGGAAATTCTACACCCTAAAACAGGTAATCCTTGGTATATTGGTGAATCTGGTCACTGTGTAAATGCTAGAGCTTTTGGTGTTATCACTGATGAAGATTGGCATGAAGCTCGTGAGAATCAAGACCCAGCTCTTATAAAGAAATTAGGGAATTTAAGAAGTCTAAGTAAGGGTGGTAGTTTTGCAACTATCTTTGGAGCTACAGGCAAGAAAGTAGCGACAACACTAGGTATTCCAGAGAAACAAGGTGATGCAGCTAGGAATAAGTTTTTAGCTGATGTTGGATTAGATGAACCTATCGCTATACTTAGTCGAATGGCTAAAGATTTGAGAGTTGGTTCTGGTTCTTACATTGAGCTACCATTTGGTTATTGGGCATGGTGTAAGTCACCACACAAGTTCTTTAATTACTTGGATCAAGGTACGGAAGCAGCTTGTCAAAAGGTAGCTGTAAATC